CTCTTTTACGATAGTTACGTCTTGTGACCTTCTTAATTGTTTCTTTATACTTGTTATAGTGTGCATTTCCCATGATTTTATTTATAAACAACTGGAATATAAAAAACAGTCTGTAAATATAAAATTTCCTAAATAAAATAAAAACTAACTTCATAGAGGAAAGAGGAGAGAACAATATGTCATTTTTAGTTTCCCCAGGCGTTCATGTTAGAGAGATTGACTTAACGAATGTCGTTCCAGTAGTTGCGACCTCTATTGGTGCTATTGCAAGTTCATTTGAAAAGGGCCCTGTCGGTTCTATTATTGATATTAGTTCAGAAGAAGAACTAATACAAATTTTTGGTAGACCACAAAACGATAGTAATCAATTTGAAAACTGGTTTGCAGCTGCAAACTTTCTCGCATATACAGACGCATTAAAAGTAGTAAGAGTAGAATCTGGTATAACAAATGCAACAGCAAATGGTGCTGGACTTTTAATCAGAGATGATGACCACTACGACAACGATTTTGATAATGGTCAAGGTTCTGTAGGTGAGTGGTCTGCAAGAACTGCTGGTACACATGGTAATGCAATAGGTGTATCAATTTGTGCAACTGCAACTGCATACGAACAGTCTGCTGTAACCACAACTTCAGGTACAGAAGCAAAAGGTCAAACAATAATATCAGTAACAGACGCATCAGTATTCAGTGTAGGAGATATTGTTCACTTTGGTGAAGCAGGTAATATCGAATACGAAACAACATCTGTAAATACATCTGATAACACAATCACAATTAAATTATTAGATGATGTAAATGGTGCTGGATTACAAAATGCTATTTCTTCTGGAACAAATATCAGACGAAGATGGAGATTTTATGACTTGTTTGATGGTGCTCCAGGCACTTCCTCTTATGCAACAGAAAGAGGTAGAGGAACAGGTGATGAGATGCATATTGTAGTTTACGATTACACAGGTAAACAATCTGGATTTGATGTAGACTCAAATGGTAATAGAACAAATGGTATTTTAGAAGTTTATGCAAACTTATCAAAGAACATAAATGCAAAATCACCACAAGGTGACAGCATTTACTATCCATATGTAATTAGAAAACAATCTTCATTTGTTTATTGGACAGACCATAATACAGCTGGTGTAAACTGGGGTGAAGACATTGATGCAACAACAGGTAACATTGTTTTAAACTCAACTGACGGTTCAGCAGATGCTGGTGATAAAATTCAACTTGAAGATGGAAGTGGTGCTACTGGTTCAATCGAAATGGAAAGTGGTTCAAGTGCTTACTCTGCATTAAACACACCAACTAAATCAGAACTTGATGGTGGACTAGATGACTACGCAGTAACTGCTGGAGAGTTAGATAGTGGATATGGTGAGTTTGAAGATACAGAATCAATAGATGTTAATCTAATATTAGGTGGACGAGGTGGTGGAGCTGGTGACAGTGATTCATCACAGGATACTCATGTTACAATGCTAACAACTCTTGTTGAAAAAAGAAGAGATTGTGTTGCATTTGTATCTCCATATCGTTCTGCAACAGTTGGTGTATCAAGTTCAAATACACAAACAAGTAATGTTGTAGATGCTTTTGAATTATGTCCTTCATCATCTTATGTGGTGTTTGACAGTGCATACAAGTATCAATATGACAAGTACAATGATGTGTTTAGATTTGTACCTTGTAATGGAGATACTGCTGGTCTATGTGCATTCACAGACCAAGTTGCAGATTCATTCTTTTCACCTGCTGGATTTAATAGAGGTAACTTAAGAAACGCAATCAAGTTATCTTTTAATCCAAAGAAAGCAGAAAGAGATAGATTATATCGTGCAAGAATAAATCCAGTCGTAAACTTTCCAGGCCAAGGTGTCTGTTTGTTTGGAGATAAGACTGCACTAAGTAAACCAAGTGCGTTTGATAGAATCAATGTAAGAAGATTATTCTTATTACTTGAAAAAGCAATCGCAACTGCATCTAAGTTTCAACTCTTTGAGTTCAATGATGAATTTACAAGAGCACAATTTAGAAACCTAGTAGAACCTTTCTTAAGAGATATACAGGGTAGAAGAGGTATCACAGACTTTAAGGTAAAATGTGATGACTCAAATAACACTGGTGAGGTAATAGATAAAAATCAGTTTATCGCAGATATCTTTATCAAACCTGCTAGGTCAATTAACTTTATTACACTAAACTTCATCGCTACAAGAACAGGTGTCGCATTTAGTGAGGTAGGAGGATAACATGGCAGCCATAGACGATTTTAAAGCAAATTTAATTGGTGGTGGTGCGAGAGCCAATCAGTACAGAGTAACGATTACTCCACCTCCAGGCATTGCAATAGGACTTGATGTGAGAAGAGCATCATTCCTAGTTACTGCATCTATTTTACCAGCATCAACACTTGGTGAAGTTGCAGTACCATTTAGAGGAAGAAACATTTATGTTGCTGGTGATAGACCTGCTCCAGAGCCTTGGTCAACAACATTCTTCAATGATACAGACTTCATGGTAAGAAATGCAATGGAGAGATGGCATAATGGTATTAATAACTTTGCAGACAATACTGGTGTAACAAATGCAGCTGATTTTCAAACAGACTTGTTTGTAGAACAGTTAGACAGAGATGATACAATTCTAAAGACTTATATTTTTAGAAATGCATTTCCATCTAGTATTGGACAAATTGATTTAACAAACGAAGAAACGACAACGATTGAAACATTTGAGGTTAGTTGGAGGTATCAACACTTCGAACCTTCTAGTGTTTTATAACCTACTAAATAGTATTACACAACAAGTAGGAGTTTTATAATGGCTGACCTTTTTGGTTTTCGTTTTTCACGAATAAAAGATGATAAGAACAAAGAAAAATTCACTCTGCCGTCCGAACAAGACGGCACGATTGATGTTGCTGGTGGAGGTTTCTTTGGACAAATACTTGACACAGATGGTCGAGAACGAACAGAACAAGACCTCATTCGTAGGTATAGAGATATCGCACAACAACCAGAGTGTGATAGTGCAATAGAAGATATAGTAAATGAAGGTGTTATTTCTAATGAAAGAGCACAAGCAGTTTCAGTAATTCTAGACCAAATTCCTTATCCAAGTAGAATTAAAAAAGCAATTGAAAATGAATTTGATTCTGTTCTTAGATTGTTAGACTTTGATACAAAGGGACATGATATATTTCGTAGATGGTATGTTGATGGAAGAATGTATTATCACAAAGTAATTGATAAGAAAAATCCAAAAAGAGGTATTCAAGAAGTTCGATACATTGACCCACGAAAAATTAAGAAAGTTAGAGAAATTGATAAAGATATTAAAAAAGGTTCAAGTATTGAAACAATTAAAAAAGTAAATGAATATTATATTTACAATGACAAAGGTATGTTTAGTGGTGGATATGGTTCTGGTGCAAATGAAGGATTAAAGATTTCACCAGATAGTATTACTTACTGTCCATCTGGTTTAGTAGACCAAACTAAAGGTAATGTTTTATCACATTTACACAAAGCAATCAAACCTGTTAATCAGTTAAGAATGATAGAAGACGCACTCGTTATCTATCGTATCTCCAGAGCTCCAGAAAGAAGAATATTCTACATTGACGTTGGTAATCTACCAAAAATTAAAGCAGAACAATATCTGAAAGATGTTATGAATCGTTATCGTAACAAATTAGTGTATGATGCATCTACTGGTGAAATCAGAGATGACCGAAATCATATGTCAATGTTAGAAGATTTCTGGTTACCAAGAAGAGAAGGTGGTAGAGGTACAGAGATTACCACTTTGCCTGGCGGTTCTAATCTTGGTGAGATAGATGATATAACTTATTTCCAAAGAAAACTATACAGGTCTTTGAATGTTCCTATTTCAAGACTAGAAGCTGAACAAAACTTTTCTCTTGGTAGGTCAACAGAAATCACAAGAGATGAACTTAAGTTTACAAAGTTTGTACAGAGAATAAGAAAGAAGTTTACACCATTACTTAGTGATATGTTAAAAACACAGTTAGTATTAAAAGGTGTGATGACAATAGATGAGTTTCATAATATCAAAGAACTCATTCAGTATGATTTCTTACAGGACGGACATTTTACCGAACTAAAAGAAGCAGAACTGATGGAAAACAAATTGCAGACACTTCAATCCATAGAGTCATACGTTGGAACATTCTTCAGTAAGAAGTGGGTACAGAACAATGTACTTAGACTTACTGATACAGAAATTGAAGATATGCAAAATCAAATGAATAAAGAAGCTGGACTTGACCCAGATGATGGTGGAGTTGATGTTCCAGATAATACAGATGGTATCACAAGATACCCATCTATGGACGGAGCTCCTATACCACCAGATGATATAGATGATGGAAGTCCTAAAGATGATAAAGAAGGAGATGATAAATGAGTAGTAAAGATTTCGTAAGTGCATTAGCAAAAGGTAGTAACCTAGATGCAGAAGATGCTTTTAAAAGTGCAATTGGTACAAAAGTTACTGGTGCGTTAGAAACAAAAAGACAAGAACTTGCAAAGGGATTTGCAAACAACCATATACCAGAACCAGAAGATGACAAAACAGTTTAACAACTTTTATTCTTCATTTATGGAGAAGGACGAACATAAGAAATCTAAGGAGTACAAGAAATTGAATCCTAAGATGCGTAAGGCTGTAGATGATATTTTCACAAAAATGGATTCTAAACCTTCAGATTTCCTAAATAGTTTTGAAAAAACAATAAAAGATGTTGCAAAAAAGTACAGAGTATCCGATAAAGACTTACTTAAGTATTTTGAACGAGAAATGTTGACAATAGGATAAAAACATGGCATTCAAATTAATAAGATATATTGGTAAACAAGCGAATGGTGATAACAACGCACATTCAGTTTCACTGGGTGCATTAAGTCCTAATGGTGCGTTACGAGTAAGTGAGTTCGGTGGACAAGATGGTATTATTAAAGTAACACAAGCAGGGACAGCAGCTGCACAAGATTCTAACGGAATTTATTTAAGAGCAAATACAACAGTAATAGTAACTCCAGAACAAAGACCAAGTAATCTTGGTGGTTCAATTGTTGCATTAGACGGAACAGATTCAGATGGAACTGATAGTGGAGATGCGATTGCTTTAGAATCAGGATTAGACTCAACTGGAAACAGTAAACTATTATTTGATGGTGGACAAGTAGATTTCACCCTTTCTGTTATAAACGAAACAAATGGAAGTAACACAAGTGTATATGTCGAAGAAGTTACTTTAACAAATACATTGTAGGATAATAAGATGAATACTATAAAACTTATATCAGAAGAAATACAAGATGTAGAATATATTACCGAAGAAAAAGAAAACGGTAAGAAAAACTATAAGATTAAAGGTATCTTTATGCAGGCTGATATCAAGAACAGAAATGGTAGAATATATCCTATGGAAGTTCTTCAGAAAGAAGTACAGAGATACAACAAAGACCAAATTAAAGAAAACAGGGCATATGGTGAACTTGGTCACCCAGAAGGCCCAACCATAAATCTTGAGAGAGCATCTCATATGATTACATCTTTAGTACCAGACGGTAAAAACTTTATCGGTGAAGCAAAGATATTATCAACCCCTATGGGTAAGATAGTTGAAAATCTTCTAAGTGACGGTGCGAAGTTAGGTGTATCATCAAGAGGTATGGGTAGTCTTGCACAAAAGAGAGGTGCAAACTATGTTAACGGAGATTTTTACCTTGCAACTGCAGCTGATATAGTTGCAGACCCCTCTGCACCAAATGCCTTTGTTCAAGGTGTTATGGAAGGAAAAGAGTGGGTTTGGAATCAAGGAACACTTGTAGAAGCAGAGTTGGTGAGAATGAAGGATAGAATTGAAAGAAGAACACGCAGTCGACACGCAAAAGAAGATGCGTTAGAGTTTGCTAAGTTCCTCAAAATATTATAATTTATAAATATTTTATACTAAAAGACCAATTAAAAGGAGAGCCCCATGGCTAACGAACTAGATAAAACAATCGAAGAGTTGGAAGCAGAAGTGATTGCAGAATTGGAAGAAGGCAATGGCGCTGACGCTCCAAAAAAAGGTGCAACTGCTTCAGAACCTATGAAGAAAAAACCTTCTGACGGTGCAACTGGAGAAGAAGATATTGGTGGTAGTACACCAAGTAAAGTATCACCCCCAACAGGTGCAAGTGCATCAAAAAGTTCCAAAGAAGTTTCTGGTGACGCACAACAAAAAGGTGAAGGTAAACCAGACAAAATGGACAAAGCAAAAGAAGCAGGAAAGAATAAGTCACTTGCTGCTGGTCATGTTCCAGAGGGAGAAGAAGAAATCTCTGAGATGGGACATAAAGATGACGAGAAAAAAGAAACATACGGAAAAATGACCAAAACAGAAATGCAAGACAAAATGATTTCAGATATGAAGAAAATGAAAAAAGGTGAAATGGAAACTTTCTATGCCCAATACATGAATGGTAAAGAAAACATGGATAAAGAAGAGTCTGCTGAAGATAAAGAAAAGTCAGAGGCAGTCGAGAAGAGAGTTAAAGATATCAATGTTAAAGAGCATGTTGATGCTTTAATGAATGGAGAGGGTGACCTTTCAGAAGAATTTAAGAGAAAAGCTGCAACAGTGTTTGAAGCTGCAGTGAAATCAAAAGTTCGTGAAGAAGTAGAAAGATTAGAAGAAGACTATAGAAATGACCTAGAAGAAAACATGGTCAAAACTCAAGAAGGATTGACAGAGAAAGTTGATAACTATCTCAACTATGTCGTGGAAGAATGGACTAAAGAAAATGAACTTGCAATTGAACGTGGATTAAAAGGTGAAATTGCAGAAGACTTCATTTCTGGATTGAAACAACTCTTTGAAGACCACTACATTGATGTGCCAGACGAAAAATATGATGTCCTAGAGGCACAATCACAAAAGATTTCTGAACTAGAAGCAAAGTTAAACGAAGAAGTAGAGAAGAACATTGGCTTTAAGAATAACAATGCTAAGTTAGTTAGGGAACAGGTTATATCCCAGTGTACTGGTGATTTAACTGAAGTCGAAATTGAAAAGT